AAAGGTTGGTTTTCAGACTAGAAAAGCACTTAAGGTACTTCAGACTTTGTTTGCTTGGGTAATTATACTTACGGGTGTCTTGATGATTGAGAAGGGGTTTGAAGGCACTTTTTGGCTAAGCGAAACTTTATGTGCCCCCTTTATTGTTTTTCAGCTGATAAGTGCGCTTAAAAATGCTCACACAGTAGGAATCATAGACAACAGTGTACTCTCTCAAATTTTAGAAAAGATAGATCAACACAAATTCAAGCACGATAATGAAAAACCTCTCGATTAAACTTAACTTTATCTTCTTCTTTGCTATTGTCTACCTTTTATACAGGTATGAGTACGTACAAGAACAAGACACCAATCAAGTAATCTCTTTTATAGATTCTATTGATAAAGCAAACGATACTTACTTTGAAAAGATAGACTCCTTAGAGCACATAAAACACGAAGAGTATAGAACTTACGAAAAAATCACCTTAAAGTATGACACCATTCAAATCGCTATTGACACTATGCCTGATATTGACGGCACAAAGTATCTACTCACAATCTCTAGACAGCTTACCGCTAAAGGAGTTGAATAACGAATTCCTTAAGGGAATTCAAGCACGTGAGAGAGTAGTAAGTCTTAAAAAAATTGTTAAGACTGACAGTGTACAGTTATCTTTATATAAAGATTCTATTATTCCTAACTTTAGATTAGCTCTAGATACCGCTAAAGTAGAGATAGTTCGCTTAGATACTAAAGTTAAATCTCAAGCAGAAACTATTAAAACACTTAAAAATGTTTTGAAAGGTGGATTAATTGCTATAGCTTTGTTAACCATAGGGTTAATACTTTAACTCTCTGCCTATGATCCCAATCTCTAAACAGATTGTTCAATACTACATTGACAATCCAAATACAACCGAGACAGCTGTTGAAGTTGCTATCCGCTTCAACTATCAGCCAGAAATAAACAATCTTCTGAGAGGAAAAAGAGTTCGTGACTTAAAGAGGACAGCAATGGCTCACTTACTTAAAGAGGATTCTTTATATCAGCCAACTCCTACTTCTCATGTGTTGTCTAATCATACTTTAGGAACTTACGATGAAAACTTAGATAAAGGCACTCTAGAAGTATCTAAACTAGTTTCTGAGCAACCTAGATCTGCTGAAGAGATTATTAAGATCCACAAAATAGATACTACTAAGTGGAGATTAGTTCAATATTGGAGTAAAGAAAAGAGTTCAGGCTGGCTAGTGTCAGCCTTATTTGCTTCTATAAAGCCTGAGGATAGTTTACCTCAAGACATAGAAGACGTTCTAAGAGAGGTTTTCTTAGAATCTAACATAAGTCCTTGCCCTACTCCTAAAAAGACTCCTGTAGCCTCTAAGAAGGCTTTATTTGTTTATATGAGTGACAAACATGTAGGAGCACTTACTCACCCTAACTCTATCTTTAACAATGAGTACAACGAAGATGTCTTTGAAGTACGTATGATGAGGGTATTAGAGGAGATAGAAAAACAAGTAAAAGCCTTTGGAAGACTAGAAGACTTGTTTATTTGTGATTTAGGGGATTCATTAGATGGTTGGAGTGGTCATACTACTAGAGGAGGACACCAACTCCCGCAAAACATGAACAATAAGGAGTCTTTTATGACTTACCTTTATGCTCACAAAAGATTTTTCGATGAATTGCAAGAAAAGAATCTTGCAAATAACATTCATGCTATCATGCAGACAGAGGATAACCATGCAGGTTCCTTTGGGTATATTACAAACCAAGCATTAGCTTTATATTTAAATACAGCTTATCCATTTATCAAAGTAACGATAATGGAGAAGTTCCTAGAACACTTTGATTATGGCAAACACACGTTTATCTTTACTCATGGAAAAGATTCTGAAGATCTTAAGCATGGTCTTCCCCTTTTCTTAACAGAAAAAGCAGAAAATTTCCTTAATAAATACATAGATCACCACAACTTAGGAGATAATAAAAATATTTCTATAGTAAAAGGAGACTTACATACAGAGAGTATGCAACAGGTATACAAGTTTAGATACCGTAACGTATTGTCTATGTATGGCTCTTCTAAGTGGGTAATGAACAATTTTGGTCCAGGATATCCAGGAGTTTCATTTGATTTAGTAGAAAAAGATACAGATTTAATATATTCGTTTTATATTCGCTTTAAATAAAATCAAATAAACAGTTATGATTACCCTAGCAGATATAGATAAATTAATAAATCAGTTCTACTTAGACTCAGAGAAGGATGGTCAGGCAATGAGACCTAACGCAGTCCTACTCACAGAAGAACAGTTTGAGGACTTACTCATAGAGATGGGAGTAGAGGATGAGGATGATGTAACAATAGAAAGCATACTAGGATTAGATGTCATCCTAGCAGAAGGGTTAGAACATCCAAGAGTAATAAGACTATAAAAAAAGGGGCCCTATTAAGAGCCCCTTTTTGGTTGGTTGGAAATACTAAATAAACTAAAAACTAAAACTACTTAACCTCCTGTGGTCCTCCTGTTAAGCTAAAGAAAGCAAGAATTTCTTCTTTTACTTTCAATTCAACAACTATAGGCTCACTGGTGGTTTCAAATTTAGTGATTTTTACTGGAACTTTTTGCTTAGTAGCAGGATCAATTTTATATTGATAGTCTACAGGGTTAAGTTTGTCAGCATTACCGTCTAAAACAACAGCTAAACCATTGTCTGTAGGGTAGGTCATTAAGACTTTACTAATTTCAAAGGAGAAACCTTTCTTAATGATAAGTTCCATCTCTTCTCCATTCTCGATTTTTTCTTTTTCGCTGTAATAGAATAACATATCTTTAGTTTTAATTGATTACCAAGTGAATGCGATATCGCTATCTCTTACCATGATTCTTTCTGAACCATCTACTTCTACTAGTTCAGCAGACTGAAGATACATTAGGTTTACGTACACTACATCGCCTACTTTTACATTGGTTACTTCTTCTCCAATGGTATAGACTTCTAAGTGCTTCAAACCTATTAGTTCTTTCATGTTCATTTCCTCTTCCATCTCTGGTGTAAGTTGGATAAGTCTTTCTTCTTTCTTAGGACGATTGAGTAATACTCTGTGTCCAAATAATTTTATGCTCATTTCTATTTTTTTATTTGTTTACTAAAAATTCTTCAGGTGGGAAAAATCTACAAAGTTCTCTTGGTACTTGATAAAAATCTTCATATCCTTTTCTACCATCTTTGCTTATATGCTTCTGTATCTTGTGTTCTTCTTTAAATATAACATCAGAGATAGCGCCTATAGCTCCCCCATTTATATTGCTAATTATAAAGTAGATAAACTCATTCTGTTCTGCAAACTTTTTCTTCCTAGATAAAAAAGACACTGTATCATAGAAATCTTCTGGTGTAGTTATACTTCTATCTTTCTTCATTTCTGCTTCAAACAAGTATTTCTTTCCATTCTTGTATGCAATTATGTCTATATTATAGTCTTCTTTTTCTTTAACTATTAGTTCAAACCCCCTACTAACAATATAATCAGAAAGGAGTTTGATTCCCTTCTGATTATATGTATCATAAGATTCTTGTATAAAAGCCATTAAGTCAAGTATTCTTCAAATCTATAGATTTCTTTTCTTATATCCATATCTATGTCATTAAATTTTATATTTCTATGAAATAAAATCTTATAATCATCTGACATGTCATGGAATCTATTCTGTTTAAAACGATCTATGTCTCTTCTGTAGATGGAATTAACTCTGAACACAAACATTATCTTGTCTTCTACCTCGTAGTAGTCATAGAAAGAGTCAAAGCTAGTAATCTTCTTTTGGAATTCCTCAAAAGCAGCTTTGTCTGTAGGTTTAAACAAATAAAAAAGACAGTATAGATACTTAGACTTGTATCCGTAGTCATCTACGTAAACATTAATTAAACCAAAGTTTAACAATACACGTAAAGATTCTTCACCCCTTGCTGTAAATATCAAGGGGCTTAGAAATCTTGTGCTATTATTTAAACTTGTATTCACTACTTTATTATACAATTCTGATTCCATTGTTCTGATAGTCTTCTCTAGTATAGTTCCACAAATCACTGTCAATATGCCAACGTAAACGTTCTAGTGCTTGATGAAAGCCTTCGTAGGTCTTACCTTGATATACTCCTCCTTCTTTACCTAGAGTCATTGCTTCATCTGATAACTCATAGATAAGCGGACTACCTGGGAATTTTTGGCTTTCTACTAAAAACCTGAAGTTCTTAACAGTTAAACCTTCTCCATAGATACTTAAGTCTGACTGCTTTAAAGCTTCTGTATAGAATGCTCCCTGAAGATCATAACGATACTTCATAAGAGTGTCTGTCCAATAGTTTAAAGAAGTTGTAGTAGTCTTTAAGTCGATAGGATATAAAAACTTATTGTCTACGTCCACAACTACCAAATCTAATAGAGCCTTACACTCAAATCCCAAGTACTCAAAAGTAAGAGCCTGTTGTGTAAAGATTTTATATTGGTCATTGCCTAAGATAAACTTAGAACTAAAGGGATGATTCTTAAGAGATTCTACCAGATTATAGATTGTAGCTAATTGTGCTGGAGAAATTACTTTTCTTCCATCTGCTTCAATTAGGTGATCATAATAGGCTTTACCTTCTTTCTCAAATCTCTCTCTTACTTTAGGAAGAGTATCTCTTTTAAACCCTACAGTCTCATATGCGATCTGTTCTGCATTGGAATCATGTCTATTGATAAATAGGTTCCATACAAAGTCTCCCATCTGAGCTGTTGGTCTTTCTACTGTGCTGATTAGAAATTCTTCTTGAAAGACTTCTTCTCCTTGTGTAATAATTAAGTCTACTCCATCTCCTATCAATGTTACATCTGCGGGTTCTTCTGTGTCAGACTTAGGATCGTAATTAAAGTATAGGTTAGGATGTTGTAGGATCTTTTTAAGCCTACTTTGACTTATTGCGGTATTGCTTAGATAATCTTGATTTAGAATCATTTCTTTTTTCAATTGTTACGGTTAAAACAAACCAAAGGAAGCATAAGTGTATGTTCAAGTCATATAATGAAGATGTACGACTTATGCTTATTGTTGGTATAAAATAAAAGAACCAATAAGGATAACCTCGTTGTCCTCTGGTTCCATGAAGAAAGTTACTTAGTTGGAGTTTCACGGCTTCTATCATCATATTGAGACTTTTCTCTCATTATGTACGAGAGAAACATAGCATTAGACATAACATGTCCTAGGTGATCTATTCCTGACTCAGGGTCTTTGTCTTCCCCATCTAGGAAAGCAAACATATGTCTAAGTAAACTTTCGCTTACTGCAGAAACTGGCATACCTTTACACCAATTCCATTTATCATATTTGTTTTCCCCATACTCAAGGACTTCAACCATAGACTCTAGAGACTTAAAGTCTACTAAAGTCCATCTTCTCTTGCCTGTGTTGTAACGTAAAGCTTGTTCAGTCATAATTAACGCATTAAAGCTCCAGTAGTTGTTTTAGGAGTAGCATCTACTGGTTTTACAGTTAAGATAACTCTTCCAAACTTCATTGAAGATAGTTCAGTAACTACACAAGTTACTCCGTTGCAATCAACAAGAGTACCCAATTGAATACTTTCTGCTGATTCGTTGTCATTGTAGGTAACAATGTTTTCACCGTAATGATAGTTGACATCAGGTAAGCCCACGGCTTCCACTCTGTCTGTTTCTGTTCTTGGTTCTATTATATATAACATAAGTTTAGTTTAATTAATTTAATTCAGGTACAGGCACTCCAAGAGTATCTGTTGCAAAGTTAATTACTTGCTTAATAAATTCATTAACTTCTTCTTTTTTTCCTTTAGAAAGTGAGAGTGGTGTTTTAATAAATTGACCTTGGAACATAATCTCCTCGTAGAAGAACTTGTCCTTAAGATAAGTGACTACCTCTTCTTTGGTGTATACTTCGCCTGTAAGGGCTTCAAATCCT